TAATAATACCCCTCCCAAGGGCCTTTATGGATAGTTAGATAGTTAAGCCCTATAACTATATGTATGTGCTTTTTAAAAAACGAAACACCAAGAAAAGGTTGGAGAACCGTCTAACCCTCCCTGAGCACAGATATTCCAGCCAAGTATCTACGGCTTTCCCTGAATGGTTCCTAACAGTTACCGACGCCGGCGCGCTGAGGGCAAACCCTCCCTTTTCCGGGGATGCTTGGCGACTGTTGGGGAGACAGGGAGCGTTATTCACAACTCTGTGCATTTCAATAACTCCATTTCGTTTGTTAAGTTTTACCACCATAAACCCTCTAACCCTCCCTAATCGGTGAGCGTGATCCCGATATAAATGACGCAACCTTCGGACTTTGACTTGTCGTATTTCTGGCTGAGCTGCTTGCCGAACCAGGTTCCGGATGGTTCCTTGGTACCGATGTTGTCGTGGTACCAGGAGACAAACCGGCCGTAGAGAACCGAGGCCTTGCCCTTCGCCCCCGGCTCCCGGAGGCAGCACTCGTCGATGAAGTCTGCCAGGAGATCCTCGTTGCGCCGGTATTTCTCGGTGGCGTCGGTGACTTTGCGCGGCGGTTTGAGGCCGTGTTTCCGCCAGAGCAGACAGCCCCGGACCAGCCAGGCGAAGATCCCGGGCGCCTCTTTGAGCAGCTTCTGATCAAGATCGAGTATCGCCCGGCGCTCCGTCGCGTCCTGGGGATCCCTGTTGACAAATGACAGTGTGAAGGGGATCAGATGGAGCCGCTCCCAGAAGGCCTTGTCGTTTGTCGGCGCCGGGGGTTGTGAATTGGTCATCAGGAATAGTTTATGCGTTGGCTGAAACCGCGTCGAATATTTATCGTGAGGGTTCCGGCCATTTAATTCATCTTTACCGGTCAGCCATTTGACTTTCGAAGCGCTGAACTTCTGGCCCTCGTCGGTCTCAGAGGCGAAGGTCAAGCGCATTCCCTTGAGACTCATGACATCGGGCGATGGTCCGGATGAGGCTTTGACGTATTTCGAGGATAAAAGCATTTCAGAGGGAATGGACCCGGCGAGCGATCCCATGACGTAGCTGATGGTCTCAATGATCAGGCTCCGGCCGTTCCAGCCGCCCTTCCCGTAGAACACCGGGAAAACCTTCTCGTGGATCAGACCGGTCATGGCATACCCGAAAAGGCGCTGAATATATGCCACCATTTCCTCGTCGCCACTGAATATCTCGAGTAGCGTTTTCTCCCAGAGGACCGCGGGTTCATCGATGCTTTTGAAATCAACCGGGCTGGCCATCGACAGATAGTCGCCGGGGCGGCCATCGATAAGCGTCCCGCGCACGAGATCGATGACACCGTTCGCGCAGGGAAAGAGATTCGGCTTCTGATCAAACTCGTCGCCGGTGATGGCCAGAGGATCCTCGATCGTGTGCGCGAATTTCAAACAGGCGGTCCGACGGCGATCGTCCCGGAGCTTACTGGCCCGGTTGAGCAGATCGTGTTGTGACTTTCTGAGCTTCTTCACCTTCGCCTGGCCTTCATCATCGCCATCAACCACAACCCCGGCAATCTCCCCGGCGAGGCGTTTATATTCTCCCAGGTACTTCCGCACAACGAGCTCGACGGCGGCGAGCGATCGTCCCATAATATCACGCTGCCAGCGGTGGCCGGTCCACTCAAACCACTCCTGCATGTTTTTACAGTAGAGAAGTTTATCGCGGAACAGAGTCGCGTACATCGTGCCATCGCCCAGGGCGTTCGCAAAGATACAATCGCTAATAAATTTACTGTCAATCTTCGGTCCGGAATCAGGAGCCGTGGCCGGAGCCTGCGCGGCCTCCTCATCAATGCGCTCCCGGACCTGCCGTTTAATATCATCCACAGCGGCGGCCTTGCCGCCTTTCACATCCGGATCACTCATAGACCAACCTCAATGTTGATGCTTTCCAAATTTCCACCCAAAACATGAATTTATGTGCAGGCAATTCCCGCGCTGGGGGAAACCGCATAGGAGACAAGGTCCCGAAAGGACCCAAAACGCAGGGAGGTTCATAGATACCTGTATTGAATCTATTGAAAAGAGATACAAGAGAGAGCAGACGGACAGCGGTGTTCTCCCTTTTAGATTCTGTCCAGCTATAAACTTCCCGTGTCATCATAAAAATTCATCCCTGTATCGCTTCATATGGTTGCTGTTGTCCCAGTAGTCACAGATGTATGCCGGGTTAATCCGGTATCCACGGCCGTCTTTCAGGCCGATAATGTCGCAGCGTGGTTCGGTTCTGGCGATCCCACCGCCGATGCCTTGTACCTGGTAGTCCCGGACAAAGTGGTTGCAGTGAGAACAGTATGCCCAGGTCAGACCCTTTTTGTAGTGGACCTCATCCTTGATTTTCGGCCGCGCCACTCCCATTGTGTTCTCCTTTCACCGTGCCGAGGATCCCATAGCCAGCGATGTCACGGTACGGAGACTCGCCCAGGGCGTCCTTGTCTGTCGCGATTCTAAAGAGCTTGTCGACGACCCTGGCTACAGAAAGGAGGTCATCGTATTGCTCCGGGGTGATCCCGCCAGGATAGAGTATCCGCAAGACATCGCCCGCCTTGCCAAAGCTGTCTCCATAGGCCTTTTGTTTTAGAGCCACCATCGCCCCGATCGACGCGCCGTGCTCTTCGTATTCGCTTATGGGTTTGATGAGCGAGTTGATCTCATCCTTCAGATCAGAGATCTCGGTGACCTGTTCACCGACGATACCTCGCAGCCGATCGAGTTCGGCATAAGGCGGATTGTCGACGTTCGCTGTGGATTCTGGCATAAACATTCCTTTCATTATAACGGTCTGATATCTCTGAATAAAACAACGCGCACAATCGCTCTGTGAGGCACTTTCGCGGCCCGGGCCATACCTAAACATGGGCAGGCTCGGTCTGCAGGACCTCCTGAGTATGGATATCGGACGGCTTTATCGCCCAGGGCGATGGGATCAGCCCCTTCTCTTTGGCCACCGCGATCCGTGCCAGGCGTTCAGCTTTGGCCCGGCTGCCGGCCGTCCGGTACACCCAGAGAATCTCTCCGCTGATGTTCATGATGGTGAGATATTTCATGAAGCACCTCCAACAGTCTGCTTAACTTTTCGTTGTGCGTATCACTCTGAATCACTAAATCACCAAAACCAGCTTGCGCGAGGCAGAAAGCCGCATGTAAGTCGGCCAGGCACTTAGCCTCTCGCAGCTGTATTGTTTTCTGATAGTGCATTAGCAATCTCCTTGTCTGTACCTTTACCGTCGACCTGGACCGCACCTCCCAGGGCGAGACGCCCTTCTAATCGTTTCATCTTATAATCGATCTGCCGGTGGACACCGAAGGGTGAGAAGATCATAGCCAGCTGGTGCGCCATGATCAGGACATCGGCGACCTCTTCATTAACGTGTTTGATCGTCTCCGCCGTTGGGCGGGCCAGATGATCCTGGAGGGCCCCGATAAGTTCCCCGCACTCCTCCTGCGCCTTTCGAATCTGCGGCTCCGCGCCATACGTACAGACAGCGCGAGCGAGGATATCTTGATCAATCTTGAACATCAGACCGCCCTCCGACCCTTTGCTATTACGATTCGCCAGGCCACCTTCAGGCGCTTCCCGAGAGGCAGGCTTGTCAGACTCGTCAGCAGACGTCGTCCATAGCGTTTGCCGGCCTTCCGAATCTTTTTATCGCTTTTCCCGCTCATTCTACCCCTCCATCTGCCAGTCGGCCGGGATCTTATATCTGCACCACTGGCCGTCTCTCCGGAAATATTCCCTGCCGTTGATCCATTCAATCCGATAGCCCGTTCCGTGATAAGCCTGGCGCGCCTTTTCTTGCCAGACCTCGGTCATGTATTCTTCCCGGACCAGATCCGACAGCGAGTATGGCAGCGCCGGATGAATGCCGAGGGGATACAAGATCGTTGGGATACATAGGACGATCAGGATCGCGAGCAGAATTCTCATTGGGGCATCCCCCTAACGATATCCATATCGTCGGATTACCTCTGCTTTGCCTAGTTCTTTGATCGCCTTTTGCAGCCAGCCCCAGTAATTAAAGACACCGTCAGCGGTGAACTCGGCGACCCTGGGTCTTTTTTTATACGGTCTGGTCCTGATCCCTAATTTTCGCATGCGGGTTTGGACCGATTGCCGGCTGCGGTCAGCTTCGTCGGAAATGATGTTTGCCGGGGTCCCGGCGAGTATCATCGGATCGTATTTGTCCCAGTCTATTCTTTCTCTTCCGGCCATGATTACCCTCCGATTCTTCCCGTCAACCAGGCGTGCAGATAGCCGCCGCCGAAATACAGCACAGCCAGAATCATGACCGCGTAACAGAATTTCGTCAGCCAGTCATCAGCTTCTCTGAGGTTCTCTTCCCAGGACTCGTTCTCGATGTAGCCTTGAAATCGTTTAATCATGATCGACACCCATATTTATAACCGAGATTCCGCTTGCGCCGAGGCTCCCGGCGGGCCCCTGTAAGGAGGAGTCTATGAAGGGGAGTTTAACGGCATCCCCGGGCCGACCTTATTGTCCCTGTCCATAGAGAACCAACTGGCCCCCGCCGCGTTTCCGGCGTAATATTCGGGCCTGGCGCGCCTCTTCCTTCTTCCGTGCCAGCTCCATAAGCTCCAACGGAAACCGTATGGAGCCGGGGTCGTCGAAAGGACCACAAGCACGGGGAGGCCTGTTGATACTGGTCGGAAAGTTATAACGAAATGCGAAAACAGAATTGATGGTGCCTCCGGCTCTGTTGGATTCTGTCCAACTGTAAAGATCACAAACTCGCAAATCTGTGTGCCATACTTGCCGCCCAGCAATGGTCACAACCGGGACTGCCAGGTCATAACCTATTCCAGGTTCTCTTTGATCTCGTCCAGGTTCTCTTTGATCTCGTCAATGTCTGCTTGCAATACAAACACTGCATCCTCGTCCCACAAATGGAACATCAAAGACGCGATGTGATGCAATGCTCGGTTCGCGTAATACACACTTGCCTCTTTCATAATACCCCCCTCCACCACATGCTAAGAACCACCGTAATCTTATCCTGCACAATCTCTATTGTTCCCATCTTTTCTTTCCCCCTTTTTTTCAAGCAAAGTATTATGATTTCCCTCTGTTACTGGTAGACCAATTGATTCAGGATCAACACAAACAGGAGGGAAAAGGACATCGAGCAGATCCGGGGCAGATCGCGCCCCATTGACGAGATTGAAAAGTTCACCCATCAGAGCCGCAGCCGCCGGCCGGAGAATCTCCGTCACCTGGTTCATCAGCCGCTCGTTACAGGTTGCATCGAGCATGATCTGGCTAATCATCGGTCGGCTGACCGGAGGCTCCATGCGGCCAGCCAGGTTCTGATAGCTCGATCGGGCATAACCGATCAAAGCACCGGCCAGTTTTTTGTTGACAGCTCGCTTCGGTTTCTTC